ATCATCGTATTCGAGGGTAGCTTGTTGTCTCACATGACCTTACGTGGAGGCTGGGCGACAGCAGGCTTGGGCTTCTCCGCAACCAGGAGTTCATTGACTTCTCTCTCGGCAGCAATGAGCTTCCGAACGACATCCATCAACAGAACGGCACCGGGCTTGGGATACTTGCACATCAGATACTCGGCACTCTCGTCGTCGATACGTCCGAGAATATCTTCGATATCCCCGAGACCAACCTTGTCGACGAACGTCGGGCGCTTGGCTTCAATGCTCTGGATGGATTCCGGGTCCGTGATGGATTTGCCGGAGGCATCCAAGGTCTTCTTGGTGAAGTCGAATTTCGAAATGAAATCGTCCTGCACCGCATTCCAAATCGCTTCTTCGATCAGGAGAGGTTCTTTTGGAGCAGGGGGCTTCGGGGCATTAACAGGCTTACCGACAGCAGATGTTTCTCGTACTCCGGGTGGTTGGGGCAACTCTCCCAAGGACTTGATAACCTTGCCCTTGCCTGCAGGATAAGCAAGACCGAGCTTCGGTATCTCGGCCCAATTGTCCGGCAGCTTGTTGTGACCGAAGTGTTCCCTGTTGAAGGCTCTGATCTCCGCCTTCAAAGGGGCACCGGTCAAGCCGACCGGCGGGTGCCAACGTTCTGCAGGCGATGCAGCCGAATCCGGTACCTTGGTATCGGTCTTCTTGCTCGGAGGAAGTGCCAACGTCGGCTTGCCGGGAACCAACGGCACAGAAGGACCGGCTGGAGGCTGAGCGGCGAGAGCAGCAGACATAGACTTGCCCTTGGTAACAACGGTCGGAGGCAGAGCAACGGATTCGCCGGCGACATCGTACATGTTGGAGACGCAACCCCAATCGAAGTCACGCTTCAACTCGTTCATGGAATACATCAAAGACTGGTGGTCGACATCGTCGATGGCACCGACGAAACACAGAGTGCCTCGACCGATCCACAGACGTTCGATCTTCTTCTTGGAAGCATCCGTCCCCAGCAAAGACATGAGCTTGGCCAAGTCTCCATCGCAAGCCTGCGACAAAGTCATGATCCATGGTCCCAGGTCTTCCTGCATCATGTGGTAAGCATCCGAGAAGGATGAATCAGCCTGATTGAATTGGCTGTGATCCGCTTCGGAGAAGACAACAAGAGCCGGAGCCATCTCCGTTTCACCGACAGGGTACTTCAACAAAACGAAAGGCTGCCTGTCTTCGCCGTTGACTGGCTTGCCTTCCGAAAAGAGCATGAACACCTCATCCTCTTTGAAGACGTTCTGGATGGCGTTGATACCAGCCACTGTTGTGGCCTCGGTATTCAACTGCACTTGCCCGTCGGATACAGCAGCCAAGGCTACGTATCCAGGGTTCTTCTCAAGGAGAAGTGCCAGAACTGTTTCTGGTACCAATCCCATCTTCTTCTTGTAGAGAAAACTGCTCATAGACAAGGCTCCTCAGTTGAGCCTAGCAAAGCTTTGCTTTGCGCCGGCGTCGGCGCTCTGCGTAGCAGAGCTAGACAGAGTTAAGTTTCACATCGCGACGCGTCGCTTCGTCGGCTTGGGCGATGTGTGAACAATCGCGTCTAGCCGCTGAAGTACTGAAAGTGCATCTCGCTTGCCCTCGTTAAGGCGTTGTTTGATGGCGCCTTTGAGAGCAGCAATACGAACAGGATGAAGTTTCTTATTGGACACGGTCTTTCTCACCATATCCGGGTAACCGTGCTTACCCATCAAACGATAGAAACGATGAACGAACTTGAGTTCGACGACACCTTGCACAACGGCATCTTCAAGAACGTCAGTCACCATGTCGGATATCTTCTGGCGTTGTTGTTCTGCCTTGCGCATAGCGTTCATCCCCTCCAAAACGAAAAGTTTGTTGTTGGGCTTCTTTCTCCGAGGTTTGGAGAGGATGTAGCCCAAGAGAAACGCCAACAACACCACCAACAAATAAACATAAGGAGGCGGTTGCGGAAGACTGAGAACGAAGTCAACAGTCGCGTCATACCAACTGTTAAAGTATTCCATCATAGCAGGCTCCTTTCAGCGTGGTGCACCCGGCCGGAATTGAACCGGCACGACCTTACGGCCAACAGATTTTAAGTCTGTTGCGTCTACCTGTTTCGCCACGGGTGCTTGATTCGTGGCGTTTCTTTTGCTCATACAATGACTGCAAACACGTTTCTTCAGCATTGCAGAGTGGAAAGGTTGATCGGTCTTGACACGTTCGCATACAGGACAGAAATAGTCCATGTCAGCTCCTTCCAAATAGAAAAAGAACCCCCGGTCACGACGCGTTACCGCATGACCGAGGGCCTAAACCCTGAGGTAGGAGGGGGCAAACCTCAGGGGTTAACTGGAACTTCGTCTTGCCAGCATATCTCTTTGTCTTTCCACACTTGGAAAGCACGGCTTACGCTGCCGTATGTCTGGCTGAAATCGAACGCTACAACGCGATTACGAATGAAGTAATACAGACCCGGCTTCTCGCAGTATAGCGTGATGTTTGTGGTGATAGGAATGACCCTATGCGCCAGCATTGAACAAGACAGTTCAGCTTGCAGACGCTTGTTCAGCACACGCACCAAAGGCGACACCGGATCCTGCGTTCCGATGATCCCACTAACAGGATCAGCACGACGTATGTTTCCTTGATTACGTGCGCGGTCCAAGTCATCGGCACTGATCCGGGTAACCGGTGTTGTCCGTTGCAAACGGGACAACGATTGCTGTCGTGTCGGGCTACTTGATCCATACAGCCTCGACATTCCTTCCTTCAATGGGCCGGTATTCACTGTTGTCTTCGACCAACGCTGCGCTTGCTTCTTCCGTGGATCGCGCCTCGTACGTCCTTTTGACATGACCTCCCTCCCGATCGTAGTAATGGTTGGTGTTGACGCCACGATACCAAGAGACGTGGCGGTTCAGTCCTTCGATCTCTTTGAAACCGAGACCACACTTGCAGATGAACATCTTCAACGGCTTGCGTTTGCTCATTCGCTTCTCCCATTGATATAAGTATAACATACCATACGCCTAAGTCAAGGCGGAGGTGTCTTCATAGACCCTATGTGGTAAGGATCTTCGATACAGTAACCTAATCGTTCGTGGTAGTGGGCATCAAATACTTCTTCAAAAGAATACGAATGCCTTTTACCATTATAGAATTTAACTAATACTTCTTCGTCTCCCCAAATGACATCGAGTATATACCCGTTGCCATTGCTTGTTTGGTCACAGAACTTGTCACCTCTTCGTGGTCTATGTTTGTTTCCCATAGACAGTCTCCATCCGTCTGAGCAAGGGATCAGGAACCTGATGGTTCACACGACGCAACGCCATGATCATAGCAAATGTCGCGTCCTCAACATTCATGTAGCGTTGAGCGCCTACGATGAAGAACCAAGGTCCTTCTTTGTTGTAGGCAACAGGACCCATGACCCTAATGCCTTTACTTACCTTGTGCATCTCACGTCCAAAGTCCTTGAACACACGTTCCTTGGTCAAGGCACTCATCATCTTCTCCTTTCAGCCCATATGGGCATACCAGTTAAGATCAGTAAACCTTCCCAGCCATGATCAATCACAGCTAGGGATACTATGAACGAACAAACAAAGACAGTGATTGCTTTCTTAAACATATTCCCTCTCCTTTAAAGGTACAAACGCCCCGCTCCCATACGGGGCAAAGTTATTAAGTATTGTCGACCGATCTGAACTTCGGCTTTCCGTTGGGTTGCTGTCTGCTCTTAAGATGCGACAGCAACTCTTTGTAGAACTGGTAGCAAATATTAGGATCTGTCAGGTACATAGCTCCGATTGCGCTGATGTTGGCGCTAAGTTCCTTTACATATACCCCGCCAGACTTGTTCGGACTGAATGTAAACATTTCATTCTCCTATTTCACCACACCGGAATGATGTGGTGAATCAGAAGAACGAACGGGGAGACAGTAGCACACCGGAGGAGGCTAGCTCCGTCTCCCCGTCGACAACAGCACGACTGGCTGACCGGGGGCGGTATAGTCGTGCTGCTATTCACCGCGTGTATCACATACGGACAACAGCCTATTCGGCTCCTAAGACTAGGACGCGGTTTCCTGCATAGAGTTGATGAAGTCTTCGTTGCGAACGATCATGCTGCGCAACGAACTCCTGCCGATCGCACTGCAGAAGCGTATCGTCTTTTGCATAGACGTGTTGAACTGCTGACGCAGATGTATCTCACGTGCCATCTCATTCGAGAGAGGCACACGCACTGGCTTGCGATAGTCAAAGACCAACATGTTCAAACCCTCCGTTAGTGGAAACCGATTTCCACTGTCTTAATTGTAGCAATAACAAAAACCTAAGTCAAGCCAGGGTTGTATTCGTGAAGCGTGCTATTACGCCGAGTGCTGTGCAGTGTGCTAACCCAATCGAACAGCGCGGTGCCAATACACCTGCGTACGTCAGCGTCCTATCATCATACGCGTGAGCGTATTTGATTGGTTATTGGTTGTTGATTGTTGATTGATTGTAGGTACATGTTTGGTTGATGTTTGATTGGCGCAAAAGCATCAACAACAAATCATTGTTGTAGGTACAAGCGAAGGTTGCATTAAGTGTTCTTGGTCTGTTCGAAAGACTTCTTTCGCACAAATAGAGAACAAGGACGATATAAGCGGTCTAACTCCTTGATTTAGCCGTTTTTGATGTTATACTCTTAATAGTTAGTCCATTGTGGACTGACGCGAAGGAGGATTACAAATGTCTAAGTCAATGCAGACCGCTCTTGATTCTACTGCTGCCGCTCCGAGTGTTGTTGCTGATCTGCCAAGCGCGGAGTTGGTCAAGTCGAACGGCGCGACAATCAAAGGATGGAAAGAGTATTTCCATTCAGCGCATGGTCGCAATCCCAAGATGACTGACGCCAAGCTGTTGCAAATCGTCCTACACAATAGCGACCTTGGCGGAGACAAGGCCGACGAAATGGTGGACGTGATTCTTTCGGCAGAAAGCCCGAACGATACCGACGACATTACGCCAGAGGCAATCAAGTCTGTTGCCATCACCAACAGATCAGCGGCGGAACTGGGCACAATCGCGGCCAATGATAGGACGCTCGGCGAATTGATGGAACGCAACGTTGATAGCAAAGCATTCGTGAAACGCTATGGCGTTGAACTCGCCGCGCATTTGTTTGGTATTGCTAACTACAAAGGCGAGGTACTCAAGCAAGGTATCTACACAAAGGAACAACGTCTTGCGTTCGCCGTACCTAACAGCGTGACAACGCCTAACGATAGCGGCAAGGGCGGCGTTGATGGTTACTGCTATGTCGAAGATGACGCCGGCAAATATACGATCCGAGTTAAGGGACGCGCGGACATATACCCGACGACTAAGATCAATGCGGCAGGCACTCGCGTTGCTGCCAAGGGTTCTTGGTACGCAGACTGGGCTATGACATTGCCTTGGGTTCAACAGGCAAGAAAGGATTACGATTACTTTGTTGACCAGCTTGCCAAGACCCCGACGACGCCGCGTCGTGCTGAGCACAAGGGCTGGTCTCGCTCGCGTTTGATTGGCGAGCGCGACCTTGCCAAAGAGCGGACCAACAACCCGACAACTGATGTTCGCAAGGTCATCAGGATCATGGCGCAACTCGACGCCGTCAACGCCATGCCAAAGTGTGGTGCATTCTTCCAGGCAGACGAGACGAAGGGAACATATGAGATCACATCCAATCAAGTTCCCATCGTGGTCTATGACAAGAACAACATTATGTTGGGCGATCCTGTAACCATCACAACGTTTCTTTCGTATGACGTTGCGAAGGCAATCAAGCTTGGCGGTACCTATGACAATCTGATCAGCACTGCCACGCGGGCGCCGGGCGATCCCAAGACACAGACCAGCACATTGACGGAAGAAACTTGGACAGGTGCTGGCGCGGAGTTGGCAGTGTTCTTTGCTAACAGCAAAGTGATTGCCGACTTCGAACGCAAGTGGGCTAACCAAACAATGTCTGACGATGATATCAAGATCATCGGGATGCTCGCTCGCAATCTCAATGTGTTGTATGCGATGGAAGGTTTCGGCAAGCGATACCATGAATTGATCGCTGCCGACAAAGCGAAGGAAGCGAAGGAAGCAGCAGACAAGCTGGAGCAATCCAAGGCCGACGTTGCTTGATCCTACAAACAAATGGGGAGCGCGAATGCTCCCCTTCTTCCATCAATCAAAGGAGTGGGAAAGATGATTACATTTAAGCGCGATCAAATGCCGTTGACGTTGGTTCATGGCAAGGATGAACTAGGATCGTTCACTTGTATGCGCGGTGACGGCTTCATCAGTGTTGCGGAGTATCGCTATTTGATTGGCAATGCTTCACCTAACTATCCGGTACCAACAATCAATCGTTGTTTGTGGTGTGGTGAACCTTATCGTAATCAAATGGTATGTCGGTTCAATGGCACTGGCGAATGGTGCCCTGACTTTTGCTTCAGACTTTTCAGCTAGCAACAACCAACAATCAAACAAACTAACGGCGCCCTTCGGGGCGCCTTTTTTATTGTCTATTTTGATTGATCAATTGTTGATTGGTATTTGTTTGATTGTTGTTTGATGCTGTGCTATGATGCTAACTAACAACAAACAAACTTATTTGATTGTTGATTGATTGCGCTCTCTAGAGTAACACGACTGCAACGTCACGTTTACATTACGTCCCTTACGTTTACTACGTAAGAGCTCTTACGTAATGTCACGTCGTGTTTGGTTGTTGATTGGTTGTTGTTTGGAGTACCCAGAGCCTTGCCCTCCCCTCCCCTACCAAGGGGGTTGGGGGTCAAGAAAAGTGCATTGCATTACACCTAAAAAATATCTCAGTAAAAAATATCTCGGAGAAATTTTGTTTAAGCGGATTCACTTCGACATTTCCTACAAACTCCTAAATAAAGTTCATCAAGAGGGAACAAATTCCCACAAACTAAGCAAACGCCTTTAACCTTGTCTTTTACCATAAATTTTCTCTAAATTAAGTGTTTGGCTACATGGGTAGCAGGGTATGTGTTTTAACGCACTGGTGATCTTAAACTTACATCTGTGTGCGAGGTTTAAAAGCAAAGGATTTGAGATGCTCGCCTGCTTTTCTCTTCTTACCTAATCCAACGGCTTTCCTGATCTTTAAAACTTCTTTTTCAAGAGGAAGACGATTCAGACGTAAAACTCCTTCAGCGTCTCCATCTTGCCACACCTCCATGAAATTTAGTTTCTTCTTCCACTCATTCCAATTTCTACCTGTTTGAAACAAGTACCAATGATCTTCGTCAGTGTAAATCTTACCTTCTTTTCCAAAGATACTTAAATCTCCACATTCGTCTTTAACAACTTTGTTAGAGATTACTAGAACTTCTTTAAGCTCTTTAATATTCATTAATTTGACTTTCTATTTAAATTAGTGTATGCTGTATGGCTATATTTTTATATATCAGGAATTTAAATAACTAATGCCACGTGTTGACTACTATTACTGTTTTCCCTGTAACAAGACTGTTAGTGTTGCAGAAGCTAAGAGAAATAATTTTATGTGTCCCAAATGTGGAGAAAGATTATCATAACATGCTCTGGTATGGAAGTCAACAAAACAATCTTCGTTATGACTATGTCGCTCGTAACCGTTTAGAAGGTCCTCGAAAAGGTTTACCTAGAAGGAACTTCAGATGAACGGGCATAAGAGGAATGATTTCTGGTCTTGGTTTTTAAGGTTATTAGGATATCTTCGTGCCTAAAATACTAGAGCGGTTAGTAGGTCAATTACAGGCAAAAGGGAAGAATAAGTCTTCTGCTTTTGCTATTGCTACGGCTGCTCTACAGAAGTCTGGTAACCTGAAGAAGGGAACACAGAAACCTACTGCAAAAGGAACGAAGAGAGGCAACATGTCTCCTTCTCAAAGAGCTACTGACAGAGCTTCCAAGAAGTCCGGTAAAAGTAAATCTAAATATAAATATAATTCAAAGACAAATAGAAGCACTTTGAAATGATCTATAAACAACTCAACAGAATTGAAGAAAAGGTAAATCAAATAATGACTGCACTTGACGATCTCAACGCTGCTGTTACTGCACTTGCATCTGGCTTTACTGCCTTAGATACTGCAGTCCAGGCAGAAATCTTAGCTTTACAGAATGCACTTACGTCTAACAATACCGCAGCTATCGAGCAATCTGTCGCTAACATCCAGACGATTACTAACACTATGGCTAAGGATGCCGCAGCTCTCACTGCTTCTCTTCCTGTAGTCCCAGTTACTCCGCCTGCAACAGTTACTACTACTGTTCCTGCTACGGTAACTCCTCCGGCGGTGTCGTAATGGCTAAAGAGGACACTAACGATAATCATATTCACGCCACTCATGAGAAGTCCTACGGACATATGCACAAGAAGGGTGGGGATCATCACTTAAGCAAGTCTCCTAGTAGAGGTGCTACGCAGGGACCAGAACAGGCAATGATGTAATGCAGAAAGCTTTAGAATGGTTCCTTTGGGGACTGTGTATGGGGATGGGTTGGGCAGTGTCCAACAGTCTCTTGAACTTCATTGTAATGATTCTGAGTCACCATAACTAAAATGCGTAAAGAAGATCAATGGAATAAGCAAGGGGAACATGCTATTACTGAGGACGGCAGCCACCGGATCGAGGCTTATAAACTCCCCATTACGGATCAAGATACAGAACGGCGGAACTTCAAAGGCTATGACAAGGCCGAGGTCTATACTCTTGAGGATATGAGGAAGGGTGATTCTTCCGGAACTACGGAAACAGATTCTAAAACTGATCCTAAAGGTTCTGGCGGCTATACCAAAATAAATCAGAAACATGGCAAAGCGCACAGCTCCAAGTAAACATACTTCTTTTTCACAGAGACATGGTTCTCAGAGTCCTGTGGTAAAAAAACCTGTGACTGAATCTCAGTTAGGACATGATCAACAGCTTCCTGTTAATCCTCCTACTCCTATGGGCAGTCCTTTAATTAATCCTGGGGAACCAGGACATCCTATGTCTATGCCAGGGAGTCTAGGGCAGTCTATGAATTATCCTAGCGGGGAAGATTTCTATTGACTTTTCTATCTCCACTAAATGCTGCTGATGGTTCTCTAAACGTAACTGTAGTCTCTGGTTCTACTTGGGTAGGTTCCAGAGCTGCAGATGGTTCTCTTAATGTAATCAAATCTCCTGGTGGTACGTACGTAGGTGCATACCATCCTTCAGGAGCATTATATGTCACTGTCTCTCCAGGAACATTTGTCTCTAGAACTGCTCCAGATGGTTCTTTGTATGTCCAGAATGGGGGTAACTTTACCGATTCAGGACAACCTGTTACGGTAGTATCAGGGTCTCTATTCGGAACATTTACTCCAACTTATTATATATATGGATTTTAATACATGGCTAATTTAACTTCAGTAGGAATTACAGCAGGTGTACCTACTTCAGGAACAGGAACAGTATCCACCATAGACGGTGCCTTTCAAACTGCCAATGGTCCTATTTCTATTAAACCTGCTTCTACAGCTCCCATAGCGACTGATCCTGCTGCAGTTGTTTCTCTAAGTCCTAATAGTGTTGGTCTTGTGACCACAGGTACAGCAGGTTCTGCAAGTACTCAAGTAATATCTGTTCAAGGTATTGCTTCTATGACTCCTATTATAACTAACAATCAAGCAGCGATAACTGGAGGTTTTAGTTATTCTAATATAACGACAGACACTACAACTGTTGTTAAGACAGGAGCCGGTACTCTACACAGTGTTGTTTTAAATAATCCTGTAGCTACTGAAGTAATAACTATATATGATAATACTTCTGCAGTAGCTCCTAAGATTGGAACAATTACTGTTCCTACGTCTCCACAGCCAGTAACTTTAATCTATGATGTTGCCTTTACTACAGGTCTTACTGTAGTAACTGCCACAGCGGTTTCTGATATAACTGTTTGCTATAAATAATGGCTTCTTGGCTACCTCTATCTAATACTGTACCTTCTTTCCAAGCTCCATATACAGGGCAGGTTACAACCAATGTAATGGTCCCTAATTCCATCATCGCTGCAAGTAATTCAGCAATGACTAGAACAGCTCATTATACACGCGGTGGTATTTCTAATATTCAAGCAGTATACGCAGGTTGGTATGTAAACGTAGCTAATGGTTTTCTAGGTCAAGAAGTTCCTACTGGTTCTTATACAGCTTCTTTCTGGGTAGAATATCCTGTTGGAACATACACACAGATAGATAATAGTATTACAGTAGCCACTGCAGTTAATACTGCAGGTACTAATGTAAATATCAGTATTCCTGCAAATACATACTTCTACACCTGGACATATTTCACAGGTGGAACTTTTCCCTTTTTCTCGGATACTACCGGAGGTGTAGGAACAGTTTTATATACTGATGAAAGTAGTAATATTAATACTTCAGGGGTAGCGACTACACCAGGAACGTTGACAGACAATTTTACCAGACGTAGACGTACAGGACCTGTTGCAATAGTTGGTACACGAACAGGAATATCTGTTGCTTGTATAGGTGACAGTAGAACAGCAGGAACAGGGGATAAAGCAGACGGTTCTACTAATCGAGGTAATTTAGCTAGAGCAATAGGAGGTAACTTCGACTGTATAAATCTAGGTGTTGGTAGTGATGACCCGAGTATGTGGATATTCGGAGGAGCTAATAGACGATCTCTGGCTAAAACTTATTGTACAAATATTGTCGATGAACTTGGAATAAATCTATTTAATAATAGGTTGATGACTGGCAGTTCTTCTTTTTCATATAAAGCACGTATGCAGTATATTTTCAATGGTATGCCGTATGTGATGACTACATTAGAACCTAAAACTTCTTCTACAGATAGTTTTGCATCTGCAGTCAATCAAACAGTTCTTCTTCCTAACAGTGCTACTTTTAATACCTCTGTAAGAGCTTTATCTAATTTTATTGAACTCCGTACTCCTGTTGAAGATCCTAACAATCTTGGTAAATGGATCAGCAATGGGATGGCAAACAGAGAAACAATAGACGGACTACACCCTAATACCTTTGGGTATCAGGACAATCAAGCTACATCAGGAGCAGTTGTAACTGCTATTTACAATTCACCTAAGTCAACTCAAACACAACCTTCTATTGATTTAACTTTAGCTGGAACTCCTACATATGATACTTTAACACCTAAGTTTGGAAGTGCCTGTTTAAACGGTGGTTTCGGATACAATTTCGGAATGGCTTCAGGAACTATACCACAGACATTAGAATGCTGGTATAAAGCTAGTGCAGCGGGATCTGGAAATGGCGTATATATATTAGGTGTTGGAGATGCTGCTGCAGGAGCAAGTTCACCAGCCTTTGCAATAGTAAACAATACATCTGGTTTTGCTGCAATTCGAGACTCAGGAGGTACAACAACCGCAAGTGCTGTTTCTATAATAGATGGGGTTTGGCATCATTTAGCATTAGTGCTTAATAGCACTACATATACTTTATATGTTGATGGAACTTCGGCAGCTACTAGAACTTTTGCAACCACTTTAGTATTTGCCACAGGAAGTATAGTAATAAGATTTAATAGTAACGTAGGCTCCCCTTCTGCAGTACCAGGTTCAATAGATGAAGTAGCTTATTGGAATGCACAACAGTATACAACAACCTTTACACCTAATTCTTCTCCTTATGTAGGTAACGAAGCTAACTTAATTGGAGTATGGCATTTTGATAGTACCGGAGCTGGCGTATCTGGGCCAGCATTGAGTTAATGCAATGGAATTCTTTACAGTAAGTCTTGGTAATATTCTTACTATCGTATCTTTTATATTAGGAGGGTTAGCATTTATTTGGTCTATGAAAGGGGATCTTAAGATTTCTTCAATGCGCCTTACCAACATTGAAGTGGAAATTACTGAGTTGAGAAAAGTAATTGTTACTATGGCAAGGCAAGAGGAACGTATTAATTCTATGGACGAGAGACTTCTCGCCCAAGGTAAGAGAGTTGATGCTCAAGGTGATCGTATTACTTCTATAGATCGTAGAGTATTTGCATGGGAAAGTCGAGCTTCTAATAAAGCGCAATGACTCGCATCAGAAGAACTAAAGTAGAAATGTCAGAAGAGAGACAATCTCTTCGCACATTAGCAGAATCAGACTTTGAAGAATTTATTAAAATTGTACAACCTAAAAGATTATTAGGTAATGTTCACAGAGAAATCATAGGACATTGGCGTAAATGGGATGAAGAAGGAGCTAACAAACAGCTTTTACTTCTTCCTAGAGATCATATGAAATCTACTCTTGTAGCTTTAAGAGTAGCGTGGGCTTTAACTAGAAACCCTACTTTACGTATACTATATATTTCTTCTACAGCTAATTTAGCCACTAAACAACTTAAGTTTATTAAGGATATCTTTACTTCTGATAATTATCGTCTTCTCTGGCCAGAAATGGTTAATAAAGACGAAGCTAAGAGAGAGAAGTGGACCGAGAGAGAAATATCTCTAGATCATCCTCTTCGTAAACAAGAGTATATTCGTGATCCTTCAATATTTACCGCAGGTCTTACTTCTAATATCGTTGGTTTGCATTGTGATATTGATGTTCTGGATGACGTCGTAACAGATAAGAATGCTTATACAGAAGACGGACGAGATAAAGTCGATGATCAATATTCCCATCTTTCTTCTGTAGAAGGTGTAAGTGCACAATCCTGGGTAGTTGGTACGAGGTATCATCCTAAGGATCTTTACTCTAAACTCTTAGAGATGCAAAGAATAGAATACGATGAACATGGTAATCCTGTCAATAGTGAACCGCTTTTTAAAATATTTGAAAGACAAGTGGAGTCTTTGGGAAACGGACATGGAGAATTTTTATGGCCTCGTCAAAGAAGACACGATGGTAAATGGTTCGGGTTCGATGCCAAAATATTGGCTGAAAAGAAGTCACAATATCTAAATCAACTTCATTTCAGAGCACAGTATTACAACGATCCTAACGATGATGAAAACTCTCCTATTAAACGAGAATGTTTTCAATACTATGAACCAGGGCATTTAACTAAAAAAGATGGTAGATGGTTCTTCAAAGCAGAGCCTTTAAACGTCGTAGCTGCCGTAGACTTTGCTTATTCTGTGAAGAAAGCTGCTGATTCCACAGCGATAGTAGTTGTAGGTACAGACACACATCAGAATTACTATGTCTTAGATATAGATCGTTTCAAAACCCAACAAGTATCTGAATACTTTAAACATATATTACAGTTATACGAAAAGTGGGGTTTTAGAAAGATTAGAGCTGAAGTTTCAATAGCTCAGATAGTCATAGTAAAGGATCTAAAGGATAGTTATATCAAGCCTTTAGGTCTGTCTTTAAGTGTAGAAGAGTTCCGTCCTACTAGATGGGAAGGAGCTAAAGAAGAAAGAATATTGGCTACCTTAGAACCAAGGTATGCTAATAGACAAATGTGGCACTACCCTAGTGGTAACTGTCAATTGTTAGAAGAAGAACTTACTCTACAAAATCCTCCACACGACGATATCAAAGATGCCTTAGCATCGGCCGTAGACTTCGTCACTCCTCCAATTAATTTTTATAGAATGCAGAAAAGAACTTCAATTATGTCATTTGATCCCAGATGGGGAGGCGTATGTTAATGTTACCTAGTGACTTAGGTATTGAAGAACCTATTTATTTTTACTGTGAAGTATGTGAGAAAGGTTTCTTCGGGGATGAAAATTCAAAAGAATGTCCATTTTGCAAGGAACCTATTAGATGAGCGATCGTTGGTGTCCTTATTGCAAAAAGATTGTGAAGAATTTTCCTTATTGTCGTACATGTGGATCTAAGGTTAGCTAATGGTCGGACGCGCACTAGAACTACTTAACGTAATATCTCCTGACTTATTAGCTACCCGTCTTACCGAAAGGTGGATTGAGTGGGAAACATTACGCAGGAACAAGAAGACTGACTGGGAAGAGATTCGTAGATATGTCTATGCTACAGACACCACATACACTACCAACGCTCAGTTACCTTGGAAGAACAAGACAACTATCCCGAAACTGTGCCAAATCAGGGATAACCTATATTCCAATTACACGGCAACCTTATTTCCGAAACGTAAATGGCTTGAATGGGAAGCTAACGAACGTGATGCCAACTCCGTACAGAAACGAGACGCCATTGTAAATTATATGTCTTGGTGTATTGATCAACCTTCTTTCAAACATGAAATGGATAAGATCATCCTAGATTACATAGATTTCGGTAATTGCTTTGCTACTGTTGATTGGCAGGATCAAAGAGTTAAGAGAGCAGATGGTTCAACTCAAGCAGGATTCGTAGGACCTTCTGTAAGACGTATCAGTCCTCTTGATATTGTTATGAACCCTACTGCAGAGAATTTCTTACAGAGTCCTAAGCTTATCCGATCAGTGATTAGCATGGGTGAGTTGAGAGAATTACTTGAAAGGATGTCCAACGACGAGAACAGAGAATCATATGCACAACTCTATGAGTATCTTAAGAACATCCGATTTCACGCCAGAACTTTCGAAGGAGATTGGACTCAACGGGATCGGCTCTACGATATGGACGGATTCACAAATTTCCGGGCATACCTCCTTTCAGACTTCGTTGAAGTGCTCACTTTCTACGGAGATTGGTACGATTACATTAACGACACGTTTGAAAAGAATCGTGTCATTATGGTTGTGGACCGGCATAAACTTATTTCTAATAAGCCGAACCCTTCTTTCTTTGGATACCCACCCATCTTCCACTCTCCATGGAGAAAGAAGCAAGACAATTTATGGGGAATGGGGCCGCTGGACAACTTAATCGGTATGCAATACCGGCTCGACCATGTCGAGAATATGAAGGCAGATATATATGACCTTGTCACTTATCCAGTGCAGAAAATTAAAGGATTTGTTGAAGAGTACGTATGGCAGCCCGGAGAAAAGATTTTCACCAGTGATGAGGGAGACGTAGAATTAGTTGTCCCGGAAGTAAATGTTTTACAGGCAAACTTAGAGATACAGCATCTGCAAGATCTTATGGAGATCATGGCCGGAGCACCGAAAGAAGCTATGGGTTTCAGAAGCCCTGGCGAAAAGACGAAGTACGAAGTGCAACGTTTAGAGAACGCTGCAGCGCGTATCTTCCAAAATAAGATTAACCAGTTTGAAGAGTTCATGGAGTCCATACTAAACGCTATGCTAGAGATGGCTAGACGTAATTTAGTAGGGGCTACTACAATTAAAGTATTTGATGACGAATTTAAGATTGCCTCGTTCCAGGAACTTACGGTTGAGGATATTACTGGCATTGGGAGGATCAGACCCATTGCTGCTAGACATTTCGCAGAACAAGCAGAGCTTATCCAAAACCTCACAAACCTTACTGGATCACCTTTATGGCAAACAGTACAGCCGCACTTCTCCGGTAAGAAGTTGGCTAAGGTCTTGGAAAATATATTTGATCTTGAAGACTATGAGATTGTTACTCCGTTTGTTGCTTTGGCAGAACAAGCCGAAGGACAGCAGATGGCGCAGGTCTTACAGGAGCAGTTACACAAGCAAATGGGTACTGCCACAGGTATGGGAGAAGACTTCGATTTAGAAGGACCATCGCCTAAAGGAGGGGGAGGATCACAGGAGCCTTTCAACCTTAAACGCCAGCCTCCTCAAGGGGCTGAGCCAGGAGGCATGTTAGCTACTCAATGAAAGATATCTGGACCAGACATCTTCAAGGTGAAGAAGAGAAAGAACAGTTTAGAAAGAGCATATCTAGGACAACCGTAAAACGCTTAGACGAGATTGTCGACACTATGCTCAAAGATTTAGATAAAGCAGAGATTAGTCCTAAGACGTATGACATACCTAATTGGGATTACAGACAAGCACACAACAATGGTTATCGACAATCTCTGTCTTTAATCAAAAGTATATTAGATTTAGGAGAATAGATTGACCGATTTATTTCAAGAGACTCCTCCAACTGATTATCTTAAAGAATTAGTAGGAGAAGGAAAGAAGTTTAAGACCGTGGAAGACCTTGCCCGCGGGAAGTATGAAGCAGATAGTACAATTGAAATCTTCAAGCGTAAGCAAGATGAATTGAGATCAGACTATCAAAAGCTTCAAGACGAGTACAATGCTCGGGCAAAGCTTGAAGAATACATTGACCAAATGAATGTAAACAAAGAGCAGCTTACAAGTAGCAGAACACCCATTGCAAACGAAGTCATAAAGCCTATAGAGCCAAAACAGATTGAAGATATGATTGCTAAACAACTTAAGGACAATGAAGTCTCTAGGTTGAGAGCAGAGAATTCTAAGTCTGTAGAAAACAAATTACGGGAACGCTATGGTGAGAATTATCAGAGCTTCCTATCAACAAAAACACAAGAATTAGGACTGACGAAAGAAGCGATCAACAGCTTAGCTGAGAATACCCCTAAGGTGCTTATTACAGCATTAGGTCTCAACGAAGCACCAAGAACTGATCCCTTCCAAGCTCCTCCTAGATCAACCGCCTTCCAGCCGACCGCTGGGCAAAAAGAGCATACTTGGTCTTGGTATCAAGAACTGAAAAGGTCTGATCCTAAAGCTTATAACGATCCTAAGACAACTAATCAAATGATTAAAGACTACGAAACTCTCGGACAAAGGTTCGAAGACGGAGACTTTAAGAGGTATGGTGATGGTGTCTTTGGATAATTTAAAGGACAATTAAATGGCTGGTTTTATGACTGGCAACACTCAATATCTGCTTAGGACTAATATTTGGTCCAGGCAGATCAAAGAGCTGTTGCTCGATGAACTGAATGCTATGAAGTTTGTCCGTATTATCTCAGACTTCCCAGATGGTGTTACTCTTAACATCCCGTCGATTGGTGAAGCAGAAACTGCCGACTTTACGGAAGGTCAGGCAATTAAATATAATGCGATGGATACTGGTAATTTTACCTTCTCCTTCGACAATTATAAGTATTCTGCTAATGCAATCTCCGAGAAATTTAAGAGAGACTCTTTCTACTCTGCAGATGTTATCGCGGCCTTCGTGCCTCGTCAGCATCGTGCTCTGATGGAATCTGTCGAGACTAACATTCTCGCCAAAGCTAATGCGGGTCAAACGGCTAGCAGCACTAATACAATTAATACGGCGGACCACCGGTGGGTTGGTTCAGGCGCAAGTGGCGCACTTGCATTCCAAGACTTCGCTAGAGCACATTACGCACTTACTCGTGCTAATGTTCCTCTGACGAACTTGTGTGCAATCGTTGATCCGTCTGTAGCATATACGCTTCAGACGCAAGCAAACACTGTTTCTCTTCTCTCTCCAATGCCCATGTGGGAAGGAGTGATTAAGGAAGGAGCTGTGACTGGGTTTAAGTTCAGGTTCAATCTGTATGGCTTTGATATTTACGTCAGTAATTATCTGCCTTCTATTGCTTCTGAAACCATCACTAGCGGCAGATAATTACTGACGTAAATA